TTAATATTGATTGCGATGAAGGCTCGTCGAAAAAAAAAGGGAAAGGGAACTAGAATAGTAACCCGTCCTCTTGGTGGAAAGGTTCTTTGATTATGAAGCTCCTGGGAGAGTTTATTCTCTCCCTTGGGAGCTTTTGTTTTCAAAATCACCGAATTTATTCGGTATAAAGTTCGTGAAGTGAAGCCATGGAGCTCGAAGACGCGCAGCGTCCCGGCCGTTAAGGCCGTCGAGCGGCGTAACGAAACAGTTTTCGCGCTCGAAAGTACCGTCTTTCGAAGCGCAAAATATTATTGCCTGATTATGGATATATTTGATTTTCGCCCTCGTTTTTCCCCTGTGATTGACAGTGTTCCTTACCGTTTTTCTGTTGCGGCTTATCGCGGCAGGAAGCGCGTCGTTATCGCTTGGTTCTCCGAGGAAGAGCCCGCCAATGATTATCTCATTCGCTGCCGCCTTAACTACCCTGCTGTAAAGTTTGACTGTCTTAAGAGTATTTTTTAATGCCCTGTTCCTCTCCCATATGGATACGCAATCGTCGTTATTTCGATAAGAAGAATCCTTGTCGAGACGGTTCTGATATTGCTAAGTCTGCACTTGCTCTTCGCCCTTGGGACATCGCGCGTCAATGGCTTATGGTCCCGTGTGGTAAGTGCGAGGATTGCTTGCGGCGTCAGCGCAATAACTGGTTTGTGCGGCTCGAGCGTGAGCTTGCCCGCTGCAAGGCTGAATCTCAACAGGCTATTTTTATTACGATAACTATAGCCCCCAGGTATTACGATGAAGCGCTGAAGGATCCTTCTAGGTTTATTCGGCGATGGAATGAGCGTGTGCGGCATAAACTCGGTCACTCCTTCAAACATGCTTTTTTTCAGGAGTTTGGCACTCACCCGGAAACAGGATCGGCCCCGCGTCTTCATTTCCATGGTTTTTTGTTCGGAACTAACTGCCTTTACAATGAAATCAGATCTGCTGTCCGTGATTTAGGTTTCGTCTGGCTCGCCAAAGGTACACACAAGCGGGCGCGATACGTTGTTAAATACGTTACTAAGCAGATTTATTTCGATCCTACAGAAATATCTAATCAAAATGTTATTTTAGATGGAAAGTCTACACCTTTATCTTACCTCCTCCAACATCGCCGTTATACGCGAAAATTCATATCTGCTGGCGTTGGTGATTTTCTCGGTTATATGCCTCGCCCTACTGCTCGTACTTCGACGTGGTCTTATTTTGATTTTGAGAAGCGTATCAATTATAATTACTCGATCCCTCGATACTATCTTAAATATCTTAAACCTGAAGACGAGGTTACCCGCTCGGTTGCTGCTGCTGACGCTTATGCACGTTTTAGCAAGTCTCCTTTGGTTAAGCGTATTGTGTCTCTGTGTATTGAGCGGTTCTCTCTCAATTCCGCCGTATCCCGTAGAGCGTCGTATGCATGGGAGCAAAAGCAGATAATGCGTTTTTCCGCCTCCTCTCGCAAGATGCCGGATTTTGACCCTCCTGCTTGGCTCGATCAGGATGTTGTTCGATTTTGGCAGGATCATTATAAACTTCAACTAATCATTTAATTTATGGGAAAACAACCCTTTATCTCACATGCTGTAAATGGCTACTCTCGCTATGATGTTCCTGAGAGTAAGGCTTTTACGTGTACGCCTGGTATTCTATATCCAGTGCGGATCGATTTTATTAACGCTAGGGACCGCGTTTCTATCGAGCAGGGTATCGATGTTCGTAGCAACCCGCTTGCTGTCCCAACGTTCAATCCCTACACTATTCGTTTGCATCGTTTTTGGGTGCCGCTTCAGTTGTATCACCCTGAGCTCAGAACGAATAGCAGTAAGTTCGATATGAATAGTCTGAGTCTTAATTGGATCAACTCAGTTCCGGGAATTCCTTCGACTGGCGCGACTCCTGCCGTTACTGCGACTTTTTCTAATTCGCTTATGTATTGGCTGCGCGTGTCTAACCGCGCTGTTGATTATACTACGCCTGCTTCAACTAGCGGCGTTGTCCTCCCCTCGAATATTGTTGGAGGTATTTGGGCTAACGCTGATACATATCTTGCTTACTGGGATATCGTCCGAAATTATTACGGCTATTCGCAGTGGGGACTCTATTCCTTTGCTTGGCCTGCCTCCTGGTATTACACCGTAACAGGTCATTCTACCGCTTCTAATGGTACCTACTCTTTTAATGCGCCTGGTTCGGATTCGTATTTTACTCAACGTTATGGTAATCTCGAATTCCTTGATGCTTATTTTGAGAGTCAGTTTTACCCCGCGGCTGTAGCGTCTTCTAATAATACTTACTGTCGTTCTGCTTTGCTTCGGCAGATCATCGCCTCCGATATTGCCTCCTCTGGTGCGGCTGCTGGTGCTTCCGGTGACGGCTATCCGGTTGCGTCTCAACCGACCGCGCTTCAAGTCTGGGGAACATCGGCTCCTCTCGATCAATATAGTTCGATTGACGATACAAAGGGTCTCGCTGAGCCTATTATTTTTAATCTCGCCCATCCTATGGCCGTCATTCCGTCTAACCCTGATCGATTTAGTCGGCTCCTTCCTATTGGTAGTAGTTCTGCCGTTTCGATGACTGGTGTCCAAACTATCCCGCAGTTGGCTATTGCCTCTCGTCTTCAGGAATACAAAGATTTGCTCGGCGCAGGAGGAAGCCGCTATAGTGATTGGCTGGAAACATTTTTCGCTTCTAAGATTGAGCATGTTGATCGTCCAAAACTCCTTTTCAGTGCTTCGCAGACTGTTAATGTTCAGATTGTTATGAATCAGGCCGGACCGAATAATTTCGGCCACGCGGGTGCAGCCGGCCCTCTCGGTCAGCAGGGTGGCGCTATCGCCTTTAACGATCGTCTTGGCCGCCGACAGTCTTACTACTTCCGTGAGCCTGGTTATTTGATTGATATGCTAAGTATTCGTCCTGTTTATTACTGGTCGCAGATCAAGCCTGACTACTTGAATTATCGAGGCTCTGATTATTTCAATCCGATCTACAATGATATAGGATATCAGAGTGTGCCTAATTGGCGTTTTGGTAATCTTGTTGGCGGCGTCGTCGAGACGACTTTTTCGCAAGAGCCCTGCTTTAATGAGTTTCGGTCTTCTTATGATGAAGTCTTAGGTCAAATTTCTAGTACCGCTGGAAGCGTTAGTGGTCGGAAACTTTATGCTTATTGGGTGCAGCAGCGTCAAGTGAATTGGAGTTCCTATTGGCCTTCGAAGGCCGATTACGCGCCTGCTCTTTTTGTCGATTTGTCGCAGGTTAATTCTCCTTTCGCTTCTGACGTGGAAGATAATTTCTTTGTGAATATGTCTTACGCTGTTCAGAAGAAGAACCTGATTAATAAAAGTTTTGCAACCCGTTTGTCTAACCGTTAATATTACATTTTATGGCACTAGATTGGATGATTGAGGATCGCGAAGATTACATTTCGCGTGGTCAGCGTATTTTATCTGTCCTTGATGGTTCTGGTTCCGTCGACGTCCTTCCTGGTCGTCCGGATGTTGCGGCGTCATCGTCTGATTTTGATAAGGGTGAAAAGTTTAACCCCGAGATCGACTTTGACCCTAATTCCTTCTCCCGTATGGATAAGTTTGACGGTCTCGAGGTCGGACAGGAACTTATTGACTCAGAGTTGGATAGAGCGAAGTCTGCTTCGAAACCTGCCAATTCTGAAGAAAAATAGTACATCCTTTACTTGACGATATATGCTACGTGCGCGAACCCCTTCTGCGAGAGTTCGTGAATCGCTGGAGGTTATTGGTAACGACTGCAGGAGAGGTCGCGCATTTTTCTATCGTTCTTTCTTGACCTCTATAGAAAGTTGTAAAATTTTAGGTTTTTATTGATTTTCATGGAGGTCGCAAAAAACTTAATTCTATGAATATCAAAGCTTTATTAAAATCCAAGAAGTTTTGGACATTGATTGCAGCAGTTGTATCTGCTCTTGCTGCCTTCTTCCTGTCATCGTGTTCTGCTCAAGCCAGGATGCAGCGTAGTGGCGTTCATATTGACACAGTACGTGTTGATTATATTATTCGTTCTAGAAATTTAACTCAAATGTAGTATGGCTATTCCTGTTGCTGCCGCCGCATCTTTTGGTCAAGCCCTCGGTCAGTCTGCTGCCTCTACAGGCACTACCGGTCTGATCTCTGGTGCTTTAGGCCAGCTTTTTGGCGGCATGAATGCTCGCCGCCAGTGGAAATTTCAGCAAAAGCAGATGAAGCTTCAGCAGAAGTATGCTCTCGAACAGATGCAGAAACAGTCTGAACTTTCCTATGCTAACTGGCAAAAACAGTTTGATTACGAAAACGCTTACAACGACCCTTCGAAAATCTTCGATCGCTATCTCAAAGCTGGCGTTACACCTGCTGCCGTTTTGGGTTCTTCGGGCGTCGGCGTCAACGCTACAATGTCCGGCGGTTCTGCTTCTATGCCCTCCGCCTCCGGCCCTTCCGGTGGTGCTCCCGTCGGCTCTGGCGTCTTCGCCTCTGCCGATCCCGCTGCTATCGCACAGAATATGGTTGCGCGGTCTACGGTTGACCGGAATACTGCTGCTGCTAACCGGGATGACGCTGAAGCTGATCTTATGAGAGGCAACACTCATAGCGCAGACTGGCGGAAGGAGATGGATAATTTGGAGAAGAAATCTTTGGAGCATCAGATCAACAATGTTTCTGAATTAATTCGCCTTAATCGCGCTTTGGCGGACATTCATGCTGCTGACGCCGAGTACGCTGATCTTATGTCTACGTATAAGTTTCAAGACTTTGTCGCCATGTATTCAAAACACGTTGAGGAGGCGAATCAGATTAGGAAATACAATGACAAGTATTTTGATTCTGTTTATGCTGCCCAAATCGCCCGAGATTTCGCCGCTGCTTATGAATCTGCTGCCTCCGGTGATGTCTTAAATGTTGAATCCGAGATACGTAAGGTTAGTCTGGCCGATCTTCGTGAGTGGTTTAACCTCAATTGGGACACGGAAGTTGACGTCCCCGAGGTTGATGGAAAAGGCAAGCCTACCGGCAAGACAACAAAGATGACAGGTCGTCAGATTCACCAGAAGCTTATGGGTCTTGCTGCCTCGGAAGGCGAACAAGGCCTCTCGGGCCGCTGGTTTCAGAATCGGTCCAGTAAGAATGCCTTTGGCTATGGTTTGGCGAGAACTGCCTTGGTTGGCGCCATGGCTATCGCTGGCACGGCTGTTACAAAGCGTCCTGCCCCTGTCGATTACGATGAAACTAGAGAAATTTACGGTAAAGATGGCAGATACTCTGGAACTACGAGGGCCAGCCGTCGTTATGTAAGGTGAAATTGAACAACCATCTCGACTTTTTGAACTTTATCGTTAACTTTCTTCGTCTTACATTTGCATTGTAAACCAATAACCATGTTACTATGAAAGCAAAAAAAATGCCTAGACTCTCAGATCTCTCCGTCGATGTCGTCGAGTACATGTTCACTGAGTGGCTCGTCCGTCAAAATTTATTCCTTACGTATAAGGAGAATTTCGAGAAATTTTACCCGAATAACCGGACTTTTCGCCACAATTTGCGTATTAGGCTTCGCACTCTGAGTCGTTTTCCTGTTACCGGCTTCAGTGTTATTATTTCTACGTCTTTTCCGTTTTCTATGACGCCGGAAGGTTATGACTTCTGGGTAGACAAGTCGAATCTTTGGAAGCAGTATTGCAACAAATTCAAATCTGATCTTTAAACTATATTATTATGGCACAGATCCACGTTGTTATCCGTCGGGTTAATCCGGCTCTCAAAATCGACCTTGCCCAAGTAGGTCGTATTAAAGACGGCCAGTTCGACCCTGTTCCTTTTAGTGCTGTTGCGGATTCTCCGATCGCACCCTACTTGAAGAGCTCGCATATCAGCGATTCTCTCTACATCGATCACTCGAAGCTCCCCGACATTGTTAACGCTTGTGGTTGTCTCCCGGGTTTCAGTATCGAATTTTTCGACAATACGATTGTCATTTTGTTTGACTTTAATATTGATTGCGATGAAGGCTCGTCGAAAAAAAAAGGGAAAGGGAACTAGAATAGTAACCCGTCCTCTTGGTGGAAAG